CTGACCCTGGAATCGTTGCGTTTGGGCAATATGGATCTGCGGCTGCAGAATCCCTCCGTACGAAAACATCCCGATCGCATTCGGGGCACGCAACCCTGGTCGCTTCAGATCATCGGTCGAGAACACCGCATTGACAGGAACCCTGGCACTGATCCGTTGCGCATGGGCCAACGGGATGTTGTTGACACCCGCTTGCACCGAACTGACAAACTCCGCACTCGTGTTACGACCAGCGATCACCTCCGGCCGGGGACCACTGTACGACGGGGGAGGAGGCTTTGCCGGTGCCGTGGTCGGTGATGGCTTCGTCGGCTTGGCCGATGGAGGCTTCGGCTTCGTTGCCGGTCCGGCAAGCTTGACCGTCTCCTGATACGGATCACCACGATCGTTGGGACCAATCGGATACGTCGTGACGCGACCCGCCGCACTGACCCAAATCGACTTCTCCGGCAACCCCTTGGCATTCGGGATTGCCCACACGCGTTGATAGGAATCCCCTTTGGCGTTGCCACGAAGAACCGTGGTGACTTCAGTCACACCCCGCAGCTTCGAATGGTTTTGCAAGTACTCTGGACTGACCCGATTGTCGTAGATCGGCTTACCACCGAACTTGTCACCATGCCGTTGCCCCACATACGGCGTCGGTTGCTTTCCGGCCGCCGGTTGCGAAACCTCGGCCTGACTTCCTCCCCCACCTCCACCGGCATCGGTGAACCGACCGGCCTCGTCACGCGGATGGTCGTCTTCATTCCAGTCCTTCAGAAGCCGGAGGCTCTCTGCCTTCACCCGCGCCCACTCTTGTTGCCGTGCGGACTGGGATGCAGATCCTGCAAGTGCTGGTCCAGTGATTTCTCCAGCTCCTTGATGTAGGCATCCGCCTCCCGGTTGACCTCGTCGATCACGTCCTGCGGGATCGTATCCTTTTCCCTTTGCGGCATAGCGGTAGGTTCCTGCATAAGCGGCCTTGGCCTGATCCGAGTTCCAGTAGATCGCGTCATGAAACCCATCGAACACGTAGACGTCGGCGGTCTTGGTGTCGGGGTTGAGGATGGACGCAACCGTCTTGCCCCGGATCGGGACACCGTACTCTTGCGACTTGCGCTTCAGCAGGTCCTGCTTGCGCTGCATGATCGCCTGCTGCTTCTTTTGCCCCAACTTCAACTTGGCCTTGGCACTGGCGGTCTTGCGCCACTCCTGCTCCTTCTTACCTGGCTCGCCCTGACTGGCGCGCCAACGCTGGGCCTTGTACCCGTTGCTGGCCAACCCACCCTTGACCTCGACCAGGATGTGGTCACCGATCATGTCGGCCGCCTTGACGTCCTTGGTCAACCCGTAGACGTTGGCATCCTTGTGCCCCATCACATCGCGCACGTAGGCGAGAGCGACCGCCTCACCGATGCGCCCGGTCTCCTGCTTGCTGACCGAACTCTGGATCGGTACCGACTCTCCGGTGAACACGCGTTCGTGGTGCGGGGTCAGCTGCAACGACTCGACGTGCTTTGCCTCTCCACCACCGGATGGTGTCGGGGTACTGCCTTCGCCGCCGCCACCACCTTCAGTCCACTTGCCGTCCTCATCCCGCGGCTGGTCGGGGTCGAACTCGCGGTACCCATGGAACAGGAGCCGCAACGACTCGTTCTTGAGGCGCTGAAACTCGCGTTCGTTGTCCATGTCACCCGACCATCGCCGAGAAGTCGAATGCAGTGTCCCGGATCGGGGCGACCCCGACTGCCATCGCCAGGGCAACCATCCCGTCAATCCGCCCGCGTGAACGATCCTTCGACAGCCGCCGATTGGACGAGTCCTTCCCCTCGACCACGGCGTTGGCAGCGCACATCGTCAACACCGGATGATCACCGTGGCGCAATTCCTTTTCCAGGATCAGGCTCTCCAGTTCCCGCAACGCCGGGGACATGGAGGCGGTCCCCTGACCGAACTCGACGAACTTCTGTTCAATCATCGCATCCGGGAACCCCGCCTTGCGTAACCACGGGATCAGGTGCTTCATGTTCCAACGGTCGAACCCCAGCTTCTTGATATTGTACTGCCCGAACACGGAACGCAGGTGATTGGCGACGTACTCGTACGACACCGACGCCCCCGGTGTCGTCCGCAAGAATCCGCGCGAATGCCACAGGTCGTACGGGATGCGGTCCTGGATCGACTTCTCCCGTAACCCCGTGGACGGAAGCCAGAAGGTCGGATGAACGTGCCAGACCCGCCCGATCTTGCCGATCAGGATGAGGGCGGTCAGGTCGGCGACCTCGGACAGGTCGAGCCCCGCGTACACCGGGACACCCTTCAAGTCCTCGACTTCCTCCCCGCACGCGACCCACAATGCCTTGGTGATGAATGGATGCGAGATCTCGACGCGCTGGTTGAGGATGAGGTTACGGAACTCGGGCTCACGCGCCGGCATCCGTTTCGCCATCTGCGCCATGCGGCGGACCTCGTCGGCGTTGAGGAAGTCGCCGAACGCGGGGTTGGCCAGTTTGATCGTCTCGTCACTGAACGCATCCAGCTCCTCGCCGGCGGTGTACAGGGACAGCGTCGTCTTCGGATCATGCGCGGCCTTGGCATCGTCGATCAAGATCGACAGCAGATCGTTGTCGTCGGCGGCCTGCGTCGAGATGATCACCGACAGTGGGTTCTCCTGCGCACCGGTCGCAGTCTCCAGCGCTTCGTACAGGGTCGAACGCGGTCCCTTGACCTGGCCCAGTTCGTCGTGCACGACGAACACCGGTGACAACCCGAACGCGGTCGATGCCTCCGCGGTCAGGGCGCGGTAGTAGGTGCCGATGTCGGGTACGAACAATTCCTTCGTCGCCTCACGGATGCGGACGATGTCCAACAGCTCCGGTGACTGGCGGACGATCTTGGTCGCCAGGTGGAACAGCACTGCCGCCTGCTCCCTCGACAGGGCGGTCGAGTACAGTTGTGAGTTGGGCTTGTAGCAGGGACCGCACAGGTGAACGAGGAGCAGGAAGGCAGCAAGAGTACTCTTGGCATTCTTGCGCCCGAACGAAATGATCGCAGTCCGGGTCTTGGCGGGGTTGTCGTAGATACGACAGATCTCGGCCCGCTGCCAGTCCCGTAACTTGACGGGCTGACCGACGAACTTGCCCTCCGGGATCCGGCAGTACTTCTCGATCCAGTCGCACACGACCTGACCGGTGGTCAACGGGGGATCGGTCGAACGCAGGCGCTTCATGACTCGTGTCCGTTGTTCTTGTCGTTACGAGGAGGAGTCGCCATGATCTGACCCTCATTCCAGGGTCGCGGCTTTCCGTCTGCCCCGGTCAGCACCTTGGCCCGCGTCACCGGGTTCCGATACTGATTGGCCGAGAGGTAGTTGTAGCGGCTCTGTTGCGTCAGTCGCATCTTCTGCATCAGGATGGCGATCAGACGGGTCTCGGTTTGCATCGTCTTCGCCAGCTTGGTGTAGCGGGTGAACTCCTTCTTAGGACTGAGTCCACGAAGTTCCCGGGCCAGGCGATCGGCATTGGCCAGGTGACGGCATAACTGCACCAGCAGGGCTGCGTTCTCGGGTTGGAACCAGTCCCCGCGCAGTTCACGCACGATCTTGCACCAGTGCGAGGCTTCCACCGCCGTGAGGTTTTCCGGTGGAGACATCGGCTGCGTGAAGATGTTGGTTTGCGGTGGGTCGCGTTGCGGACCGCGGGGTTTACCGATTTGTCGGGCCATCGTCGTTTCTCTCTCAGTTCAAGTACTCGTCCTTCAGTGCAGCAATCGTGTGCAGCAGGTTACTGGGGTAGAACCCACCGTGCGCTTGCAGCACCTTCTGTTCCTCGGCGATCACTTCGTCAACTAACGCGAAGAACAATTGCAGTTCTTCCTGCGTCGACTCGACTGTGATCCCGTCCTCGTCCACGGCAGCGGGTACGGCGGGCACGTCCCACTCGTAAACCATGCCGCGGACAACGTCCTTGAGTAACTTGCGTGGATCCAACATTTCTTGGACCTCCTGTTTTCTTTCCAACCAGTGTCACTAATTGATTGTCCCCAATAGTTTTGCTATTGAACTAGATTTAGTCCACTAATCGGCCACTCTCA